TGGTGAATGCTGCGCCGTCATACGCCTGAAATCTCACACTGCCAGACCCAGATATACGGCGTCCCTTTACTGTGAGTAGGTATGTCGCCCCCTGAACAACAGTGATGTCTTGGTAGAAGCCGCCGCTCCCACTTCCACCCGCAACCACGTTCAACTCACCTGCAATGACAGATGACGTTCCGACATTGCCTGAAGTTTGCGTAAACCCTGTAAGCCCACCCGAGAAATCCCCATTCGTCACCAACTCCGACCCCAGCACCAGCCCCTTGGACTTATCCAGAGCCAGCGCAACGGACTGACCGGGGGTGGTCACAGGCGTGGTGCCTGACGTGTCTTGGAACAATGTCGTCAGGTCAGAAGGGTCATACCAGACGCCGGGTTCGGCAAGGGCGAAGAGGGCAGTCGGGGAAAATGCCACAGCACCGCGACGACGACGGTTCAGCAGAGCAAGCGGCATATTCATAGGATCAACCCCGCAGAACGACAGTCACAGTCACGTTGTCAGCCGTGCCGCCCGAAGACGTGGGCTTGATATACAGCGCAGCCGTCGAAAACTCAGCCATGCCAGCAGCCGTGAACGTGATGTTCGTCCCCGTGCCGTCCTTCAGCGTCACATAGTTCGTGCCGTCATTCGACACCTGCAACGCAATCGTGGCACCGCCAAACGTGCCAGTGACCTGCACCGAGCCAGCCAAGCCCTGCATGTTCTGGATTTTCACAGGAGACGACGTATCCGCCGTGCTGTAATCCGTCCAGCGATAGGCAGCAGCCCGAACCTGCTCCTCAACCGTGGTGGGGACAATCGTTGCCATCTTCTTGATCCTTTACTTGGCCTTGAAGCGGCCCAGGTTGCCATTCCAAACCCGGAAATGAGCATTGTCCGGGTTCATCAACTCCTTGTGAACGACCTCACGCATTGCGCCGTGGTCGTCCGCGCGGACGCCGTGCTTCTTGGCCCACTCCGCCCACATCTTCAGCGGGATGTTGGCCACCAGACGACTCTCGCCCAGGTTCCACATCTCCTCCGACTGCATCGCTTTTGACTTTTCCGCTATCGGCGTGAAGTCGTGGGTCTGCTGAATGTGCAGCTTCCCATCCTCGACCGTCATTCGTTCCGATAACTTCATAGGTCAAGCCCTCGTCAGCCTTGCACGCCTTCTGCGCGTCTCCGAGGCGGAGTATATCACCTCGATTTGTTTTTACCCAGACCTGAGACATGCCTTCCCCCTATAAAATGATGGGGGCGACCGAAGCCGCCCCCGCCAATATTACACCGCCGCCGAGAACGGGGTCGCCTCAGAGCCAGTCGAAACCAGCGAACCGCGAACCGACCAGATGCCGGAAGCGATGTCCTGGAGTTCGAGCAGCGAACCACGCACGCCGCCAGTGGTCGAGCCGCTGAGGGTGATGGTGTCGGTGTCCGAAGCCGTGGGGACAGTCACGCCAGCGATGTCCGTGGCAATCGACACGGTGCCCTGGATCACGTCAGCCGACGACGCCACACGGATCACGTGGCTGCCCGACGAGACGGTCGTGCCCACGAAGATCGTGTAGGAAGCGCCCGAACCAGTCGCGGCGGGCAGCGTAACGATGCGGCCCGTTGCGGAGTTCAGGTTGATGGTGCGGCCAGCGTAGGCATCATCATCAAGCGTGGTGGCGGCAGTGATGGTGATCACGCCAAGGTTGGGTTTGTATTCGGAAGCCATCTGCTTTCCTCCTTACGAAACGGTGTTGTCGAACACGCCGCCCGATGCGGCCTGATTTTTGCAGACCAGCGTGAGTTCGGTGATAATCTGCCGTTTTTCGCTATCGCCAGTTTTCGCTAGTTCGGTGTTGCGGGTCGGACGCAGAACGCCGACGGCCCACATATCGTCCTGCATGACGAACACGTCGCGGCTGCGGTTTTCACGCGAAGGCATGAATTCCACGGTGCCCCACGGGGTCACATACACCGACATGTGCTTGATGACCTTCTCGGCCTCGGCAGTGATGTTCGAGCGCTGGTTGTTGTTACCCGTGAAGGTCAGCGCCTTGTTCATCTGGAATGCCGACAGATAAACGGTGTCAGGCTTGCCGCCCGAAACCCAAATCTGCTGCATCACGCTGTCGAACTTGGTCTGGTCGAAAGCCGTCGGCGTGCCGTCGTCCGTGCGGGCGTTGGTGCCGTCGCCAGTCGGGTCGGCACCGCCGTTGCCAGACTGGAAGTTGGTGTTCGTGGTCAGCCAAGCGGGAGCGCCAGCAAGACGACGGGGAGCCACCGACGAGCCAGCCGAGCGGGCTTGGTTCGCAAACAGCGCCTTTTCGATGTCGAGCTTCTGCTCCTTGGCGATCTTCAGAACCTGATACGCCATTTCGCGTGCGCGGCCCGCTTTGTTCAAGCCATCGTCGGTGCCGGGGATGGCAACGGCGTTCTTGAAAATCTGGGTGTAGTTGCCCAGACGGGTCGTCGCCGTGCGCGCTTCGGGGGCAGTGTCACCGCCTTCGATGTGCGCGTTATCCGCCGACGAGCGCAGAGCATCGGTCTGCCACTCGTGGAAGGTATTGGTCGCCTTCATCTTGGCGCTCTTCGTGTAGAAGGGCGTTTCTTCCAACTGTTGCGGCAAGGCTCTTTATCCCTGCCTCTCCGAATTTCTTCGGAGTGTCGGACTATATCTTCACCCGCTAGGGGTGCCGCGCACTCGTGGGGCTTTACCGTCCGGTCTGGACTCCATGCCCTAGTCTCTGAACCTTCCAACCATTCCTGATTGGCTTGGCTGCTGATTGGCTTGTCGCTTTCACGATTTAGCTTTCCAGCAATTCACGCGGTTATCTCGCACAGGTCGCCCCGTGGAGGCCCAAAGTTATCTAGGCGAGATGTCGTAGATGATGTCTTGCAGGTCCTCGCGGATGCCGCGGACATCATAGCTGTCAAGCGTGTTTAGAGGCTGCCCCATGGCATTAACTCCTTAGTGGTTCACTTAAACAGAAGATCGATGAAAGCCTCGGGCTTGCCACCAGTCTTCCGCGCTGCGTCGATCTGCTTTTTCCGAACAAACTGTTGAGGCTCCGAGCGGCGCGCAACGGGCTTGATCGACTTGGGTGCGGCGGGTGCCTTTTGGGTCCGCGCAGCCTGCAATTCTCGCCACTTCATCGCGTCATGGAGAACTTGAACATGACGCGCATCGACGATGCCGCCCAGTTCGTCGTCCGTAAAGCCGTAAGCCTCCGATGCCGTGCTGCGAATTTTGCCCGTGATTTCGCGGGCCTTATTCGGATCGGCAAATTCGGGAATACGCGATTGCAGAAGTTTGCTCTGTTCCGCGACGAACTCAGCCATTGCCTTCTCTTGCATCTGACGATGAGCCATCGCCGTCTGCTGGATTTGCACTTGCTGCGTCTGGAAGTCTTGCAAGTCCTTCCGATACCGCGCTTCCGCCTGCATGTATCCGATGGGGTCTTTGTCCATCATAGCCATGTCAGGGGCTTGCGGGGGAGCCTTAAAGCCCTGCTCTTGGATGGTTTGCACCACCTGCATGAACTTGGCTTGTTCGGTTTGAAGGGTCTGGTAAAGTTCCGTCGCGGCCTTGCGGGCTTCGGCGGCCTCTTGCATTCCCTTCTGGCGATGCTTCTCAGCGGACCATGAACGCTTGAGTTCGTCTAGCGTGACCTTCTCTTCCTTGCCGTCAGCTTTGACGGTGTAGAGCGTGGTTGCCTCATTCTCTTGCGGATCAGTCGCGTCGTCATCGTCGACTTCTTCGGATGCTTCCGCCTCGTAGGCTTCTTCTTCCGGCGCTTCAGTCTCTTGCGCTTCCATTTCAGGTTCGGTCGCAAGTTCTTCCTGCGGTGCCTCATCCTGAACGGACGGTTCGTCCATAATCAGCAGCGAATTAACCGCCGCCTCAATTTTGTCAGTCGCTTCCATTGCGGTCCTGAGCCTTTTTGTCTGCGACCTTCTCGGCGTCGATGCGCGTCTGAATTGCCGCGATGAACGTTTCCACAGCCCGGACGGCTTCATGCGCCCGCGCTATGGCCGTTATATCAGATGCGGGGTTCAAAAACAATTGGACGGCATCCTCGCGGATTTCATCTGCAATCGCCCTGAAAGGCTCGTATTCAGCCAACTGCCGAGCCTGTATTGCGCGCTGATACACATCAAGCATTCGGCATCATCCCCATCGGGTTCATCGGCTGCATCGGCTGCGTCATGGCCTGCTCCGCCTTGATCGCCTGCTCGTTCAGCCGAATGCCGCTGTTGGCGAGGATTTTGGCGGCCTCGATGGCCAAGTCCTGCACCATCTTATCGCGCTCACGGTCGTCCTGCATCAGCGCCTTCTGGTAATCCAGTTGCGTCTTCTGCTGGTCAGCCATCACGCGCGCCGACATCTTCATCTGCTCGGCTTGCAGGAAGGCGGCGTTGGGATCGCTGCCCATTTGCTGGCCCTGCTGCGCCTGCGCGGCCTGTGCGGCCTGCATCATCAGCATCTGCTCGATCTGCGGATTCATGGGCTGGTAGTAGCGTTCCGCGTTGTGCAGGCCACTGTGGCGCAGAATGTCGGCCAGCGTGTTGCGGATGTTGGTCATCGTCACGACGCCGTTGGTCGGCCCGTAGGACTGCCAGATGCCCATCTGCGTTTGCAGCGTCTCCCGCAGCACCATAGCCTTTTCTTCGTGCTTGCCCGTGCCGAGGCCAACGTTCACGACCATATCGCTGTCAGCCGACCAAGAGCGCGGATCGACAGGCACGAACTCGCCGTTGACGCGCATCATCTCTTGGCCGCCGATATGCTGCTTGGCCAGTTTGGCGATGATCTTGAACGCTTGCTTCATGCCGCCTTCGGCGAGATGGCGCGCGATAAGTTCGGAGACTTGGTTGGCGGCCTGCACGGCGGCGTTGACGCCTTGGGCTGTCTGCGATTGCAGGACATCGGCGTCAAGGCCCATGCCAGCCCCAGAGACGCCCGTCTTGGCGCGGATGGCCTCGTCGTAATAGGTGATGGCAGGCAGAAGTCCGCCAGCCATACCGCCGATGGTGATTTCGCGCAGTGCGCTCACGTCCTTAGTGCGAATAATGGCGCCGATCTCGTTATTGAGAACGTCGTCCATATTTACAAGCTGGCTGTTGACCACCATGCGCGGGTTATTGATGAGCGACATGTTGTCAAGCAAACCGCGCAGGAGTGCGGTGGCCGCGTCTTGGTCGTCCATGATGATTTCGACCAGCGACCGACCGAAGAAAGCATGGGCTTCCGGGTCAACTTCAAACACCGCAAACGGCATTTCATCGCAGAGTTCGTAATCCAGCATTTCGTAGCTGCCGCCACCGCAGAGGAACTTGTAAAGCCGGGGGACGCCCGTGCCTTCGATGTCCATCTTCATATAGGCTTCGGTCAGCGTGATCTTCCGCATGGACGGGTCATTGGCGTCCTCGTCCGTGTCGGTCGCATCCCAGCCAAGGCGTTGCAGCGTCTCTTCCTCGTCCACGCGCCCGTCCGTCGTGCCGGACATGTTGTAGACGGTTTCGAAGTCGTAACCCATCGCCACAACGTCTCCCACGCGCATTTCGGCGCTGTGGCCGCAGACATAGGCATCCGCGATACCGCTGGCATTGCGGTCCACGAAGAAGTCTTCCGGGGCCACCGCGTCGATGCGGATTTCCTTGCTGCGGGTTTCCTTGGCCACCTTCAGGCGATAGGATGCGGGCATGATCGTCATACCCATTTCGTCAATCATCGCTTCCTGCGTGATTTCCTCTTCCAGAATTTCGATTTCCGGGTCCATCCGCAGGAAAGACACCTGATCTTCGGTCAGGTCGCTGTATTCGTCAATTTCGATGCTGGCAGGTTCGTCAACGTAAACCTTCCAGATGCCGACCTTCTTCTTCAGCGCGTCGTCAATGGCGTCCGATAGGATTTGGAAACCGTTGTTCCGCTCGAAGACATAGGCTGCGTAATTGGTCTTCTGCTCAGCTTCCTGCACGGCTTGCGGCTTGCGCGGCACGAACTCGACCGGGCGGCCAGATTGCAGGAAGACGCGCATCAGCGACGGCTTGACCGCGCGGATGGTGTCCCGGCACTTCGTGGCGACCACGCTTGAACGACCGTCCTCATAGCCAAGATCGACTTGGCCGTCGAAATACTTCTGCGCCTTGATCCGCTGCGGCGCGATCTCGGCCTCAATGAAGTCCACCGCTTCCGTGATGGCGTTCTTGATCGTGTTCTGTATCTGGTCGCGGGATAGCTTCTTCGGTTTCATCTTTACCTCATTGCGCCAGAAGGCCGCGATATGTTCGGCTGACTTGCTCTTGGCCTGGTTCGCTTGTGATTATAGCAGAACCCGCACCAGCGCCGCCAACCGTTATAGGTGTGCGCGGCGTAAGTGCTGGGCCACGGGTAGCACCAAGAGCCCGCGCGCCTCCAATGGCCTCCGTAAAGCCGCGCGCAACGGGGACACGAAGCAAGAACTGCGCGAGTTGAGTTCCGCCAAAAGATGCTGCGACCTTTTGGATGATGCCACCAGCAGCAGCAGCCGTGTTTGAGGCGTTCACCGCAGTGTTCGTGGCTTTAGCCGCAACATCAGCAAACTGGCTGAAAAGCCGCTGCTCTTCTGGGGTAAATAGGCTGTTGACGACGCCACGATTTTTCTCAGTCAGGTTTTCCCACGCTTTTTTGAAGTTTACGCCGGAAATCTGCTGCTCTCCGCTTCGGAAAGCACCCTTTGACGTGTCCATGAGCCGAATAAACGCCTCCTGCCGGAGTTGGTTCCATTCATCAGCAGGAAGTGTTGCTCGAAGCGTAACCAAGTCTCTGGCAAGTCCTGTGTTGTTGGCTAGGCCGCCAGCAGTAGCCCCGAAAACAACATTTGCCGCGCTTTCTGGGGCTACCTTCAGCACCCTGTCGCCATCGCGCGTCACTTTGTCAGTCAAAAGATTGAGGATGCCTTTACTTTTCCACTTCGAAGCAAAGTCAGCATACTTGCTTATCGCCTGCCCCCACTTGGAAACAGCATCAGCATCCCCAGAGAGAAGGGCATTGTTGATTGCCTCCTCAATTTTCTTGTCAAATGCACTAATGACGCGCCCTGCCGCAGCGCCCTCGACCGTGGGCGCTCCGCTGCGAAGGCTTGAAGCCTGTTCACGCCACTGCATCATGGCGCGAATGTCTCCAGACGATGCTGCTTGGTCGAAGTCATCAAGCAGTGCGGCAACTGTAGGTGCCGTTCTGGGGCTGAATGCGGATCGATATTCAGCACGCATAGCATCTGCAACTCCAAGAGCCGCATCCGGGTCTACCACAGCCGTGGTGCCGCGTGCCTCAGTGTAGAGGCGGTTTGTTTCCGCACGCTGCGCCTCTCTGGCGCGGGCCAATGCCTCCTGGGCGGCCATGCCTCCTTCGCCCCTAGATACGGGCGCTGCACCAGGCCGCAATCCTTCAAGGATTTGGTCAAGGTTTTGCGTTAGTGCCTCTTGTTGGCGCTGGCGCTGGCCAGTCATCAATGCTTCGCCAATCTGGCCGTAAACACCTTTGCCGACCATATCCTCAAACAATTGCTGTCCGGCGCTGCCAGTGATTTGACCAGTGGTCATGGGGACAGGCGTCGGGAGGTTGCGAGACATGGCGGACATTGCCGCAGGGCCAGCATCCACGCCAGCCCTGATTGAGTTCATAATGTTGGCGGCGATAGCGGGCGATACCTGCGCTGGGTCTAACCCAGCACGACGAATTGCCGCCGCCACGTCAGGCAAAAGGTTGCCGGACGCATCAACAACAGCCGACGGACCCAAGCGAGTAGCCGCGCCCATAGCACTCTGAATGCCGCGCCCGATAAGTTCGCCGCCAGCGCCGCCCAGGCCACCAAGGGGAATATCAGTGACTTGGTATGGCGCACCAGAAAGGGCAGAACTTGCTCCTTCTATTAGCGCAGCTTCAGTCGCGCCAATAGTTGCGCCGCCAAGAAGGCCAGCGGTGGGCAGGCCAATTGTCTGCAATGCGCGCCCGACAGGCATTGCCGCCGCAACGGCACCAGAACCGCGCATTACATCGCTTACATCAAGACCGGGAGGGTTCGGGTAAAACCGCTGAAACCCAGTAACCTCTCCGCGTTCATTCTTGCGCGGCCAGAGCGCCACAAGATTTCCGGCGCTATCTTCCTGAAATTGAACATCAGGTTCAATCATTTGGATGCCAGACTTCAGTCGCTCGGGCGTCATTGTGGTCGCCATCAGCGCCGTCATTCGTGCGGATTGGGCGCTGGTCATAGGCAATTCAAGAGACAAAGGTCCGCCTATGCTCTCTTCGCGATCCGCGCCCGTCAGCCATCGGCCAGCACGCTCCAGTAGACCAGGCTCCGGCGCTGGCTGCGGGATGTTCCCACCCAGCATCTTCTGCAAAGCAGCAAATGCTTGTTGCTCTGTTTCAGCGGTGACGATGTATTTGCTGCCGTCTGGCGTCGTCAGTTCGAAGTCGGCCATTATTCCACCTTTCGAATTGTCACGCCGTCGATGACGACAGGCTGGCTGGAGGCAGCAGGAGCCTTAAAGTTTGCAAACGGGTCCGGCCTGCTTTGCAGAAGGCGGAATGCTTCCGTCCTGTCAATCTCACCAGCGCGCAGTCTTTGGACAATATCAGCGCCCTGTGCGTCGTATTCGGCAATGGCGCGCATCGTGCTAATGATCAATGCGTTGCCACCAGGCTGGTTGACGATGCGCGGGAGAGATTCTTTGAACAGATTGAGGTCTGCGTCAGACATCGGGCCGGACCCAGGAGCGCGCTGTTCTGGCACAAGGCTGTTAATGATAGCACGAGCGGCCTGTGCAGCATCAAGACCTTCCGTGGGGATGCCAAACTCTCCAGCGGCCAACTTGATTGCACCTTCCGCGCCCTGCGGTGCGTTTGAAAGAATTGTCTCAAGCTGGTTAATGCGACCCATGTTTCGGATTGCAGCAGAGCCTGTGGCTGAAATTTGCCCGATGGCGTCCGCATCAAGTTTTGCGAATGCTTCCTCAAACTTCCCGCCTGCACCCGTGTCTACATTGACCGTCGTCCCGGCCCCACCAATGGCAGTAATCTGACCCTCGGGGGAAAGGTTGAACAGCTTCTGAGCATCCGCACCAGTGAGGCCGATCTGCGCGCCAGTGACCTGACGATAACCAGCTTGGCTTTCCGACGGGTAAAAGCGATTATCTGGCCCGAATTGTCCCGCTGTGGCGCCGAAAACAGCAGCTTCTTGCGGTGTTGCAACTCGAAACCCTGGCTGCGGTTTAAGCATATTTTGCAGTTCAATTTGCGCCTTTTGCAGATTAATCGCGGCAAGCGGATCGATGGGCCTCTCACGCGCCAATGCCTCGTTGATTGCCGGAGCCGCATCGACAGAACCTGTCTCAAGCGCATCGGCCAAGTCGTTATGACCACGCGACCGAAGCCACTCCACGGTCTTATTGCGCTGCGCCTCGGTCTCACGCGCTTGGATACCACGCTGCAACTCTCCAACCAGCGCCTGATTGGGGTTCATCGTCATGCCTTCCAGCGCGATGGCCAGACGCGCACGGGCATCGCGGCCTTCAGGCCCGAAGAAGCCGCGCAAGAAGCCGCCACGCTCCTGTGCGGGTGCCGCAGTCGGCGCAGCGCCAGATGCCATAGCGGGAGCCGCAGCGGGTGCCGTAGCAGGCGCAGGCGCACTCGGCGCAGGCACTGCTGGCCTTGGCGACGTAGCCGACGAAGTGGGCAGAGGAGGTCTAGCAGGGAACGAAGACAAGAAAGCCGCCTGCTCGGCGGAACCCATCGGGATCGTCATGCCCCGCGTAAACTCACGCATGGCCGTCCGCTCGTTCCTGCTGCGATCCGCCGCCATCAAATCCAAGAGCGAAGGCATTTTAGCCATGTCAGGCCCCCAATAGACCGAAGAAGCCGCCGCGCTCTTGGGCAATAGCCTTCAGGCGCGGGTCTTCCTTTTGCGTGATGATGTTCAGAAGGTTCGAGATGGGCGATGCCTCGGCGTCCTGTGCGATGCCACGCGATGCCGCAAAACGCGACAGCAGGCCCATGCCAGCGAAGGGGTCGGCGGGCTGCATTTGGCCCATCATGGGCGCAGGTTGCCCCATAGGCATTCCAGACTGCATGGTGCCGCCTTCACCCGCACGCCGAAAGCCAAGCAGGCGATCAGGGGAATACGGCGCAACAGATACCGCATCACCTTGGTTTCCGCCCAAAACAAGGATGTTTCCCTGCGGGTCATAGCCTTTGAAAAATCCGACATGCCCGTATGGACCAGACGGATCGCCGCGCGAAAAGACGGCCAAGTCGCCTTCTTGCGGCTGATCTACAGGCTGACCCCAATTCAGGAAAGAGCGGGCCATATTTGACCCCGTTCCCTGAATGCCAGTTTGCTGCAACGTGGCATTCACAAATGCAGCGCACCACGCTGTAGTGGCAGGATCAAGGTTTGCGCCGCCAGTCGCCAAATAGTCTTGCAGCGCAGCGCGTTGGCCTTGTTCGTCAAGGCCCATTTGCTTTGCGGCAAGAGACAGCGCGGCGCTTTGATCAATCATCAGAGCAGCCCCAGCCCCAGCGACAGATAGTTAAACAGCCCCGGACGCTGCGTGTCCGTTCTGGTCTGCCCGCCCTGCGGCATCGCACCTAGGGCGGCCAGAGGCGCGGACAGCGAGGCCATCGGTGCGCCCGTGTAGCCCGCGTATTGTCCACGCGCGGCGTCGATCAGTTGCTGCATCAGCGCCTGCTGCATGGTGCCTTGCTGCATTTGCTGCTGGTTGATGGCCTGCCCGAAGCCGAAACCTTGCTGTGCAAGGTTTGACATCATGCGTTGCTGCTCCTGCGCCGCGCCGAGAGCCGTGTTGAAGCCCTGCTGCCGCTGTTGGGCTGCGATGTCACCGAAAGCCCGCCCGTAGTCGCCCAGCATCGTTCCTTCGGCCACGCCCTGCCGAGAACCGCCGAAAGCGCGGGCTGCGGTTGCCTGCGCGCCAAGCTGGTTCTGGGCGATTTGTGACTGACGAGCCATGTCCATGCCCGTGCGGTTGATAACCTGCGAGGTATACGGGTTCATGAACTGGCCGATATTCGGCCCTTGCAGTGCGGTATTGTATGCGCCCGCTGCCTGCCCGAAGACGCCCTGCCCAGCGGGCTGTGGCATGGGCTGCTGCACGTTCTGCGGATTTCCTGCGCCTGCCATGATTTATCTCCGACCTGCGTTGCCGCCGCGAAGGGCGGGTTTGGATGGGGTTGACGGCCTCGGAGCGGGCCGTGCTGGCGATGTGGCAATCACAGGCGCTGGCACAGGTCTAGGCGCCATTGCCCGCGTCACCGTGTTGATGATGCTACCCGTCGGGCCGGGAAGGTTGGTGCCAGCGAAACCGCCGCTCATCGGGTCAGGCAGGCCGAAAGACCCCGTGCCACCACCACGCGAAACAGGCGTTCCCATGCTGAGGCCGCCGCCACCACCACCGCCCGAACTGCCGCCAGACCGCGCCCAATCGAACCCCTGCGGGCCGGGAACGGGTGCAGGCGCAGCGCCGCCCATGCTGAACGGATAAGCAGGTGCGGCACCCGTGATGGGGTCGATGAACATGCGGTCAATCGCGGCCACCTGACCAGGCATAGCAGCGCGCAAAGCATCGACCGACTGCTGATACAGCGGGGCCGAGGAGTAACCTTGCAGGCCGCCAGCGAAGGTTTGCGCTTGCGGCATTCCAGCCATCGGATCGGCCACGCCGGGAAGCCCGAAAGACAGCGCGGCCTGATTGGTGCCTTGCAGCGCCGCCGTTTGCATGGGCGTCATCGCGGCAACATCAGGGCCGAAGTAAGGCGAAAACCGAAGCTGCGCGACCTGATCCGCGCGGGCAAGGTTCTGCTGCGCCGCATTCTCCAGCCATGCAGGGATTTGCACCTGACTTGTGGTCGATCCGCCTTTGCCGCCGCCTGACATGTTAAACCCTCTTTCCGATTAGATTGGTCTGTTGCGCGGCAACGTAGACCTGCTGCGCGATGGTATCATAACCAGCCTTTACAAACAAGATACGGGCCTAAACCGCCACTTCCATCGTAACCAGAACGGGCTTCCAGCCGTGTTTGTTCAGAACACGCTGCCAGCCCATGCGTCCGCTCATCGTCATGGCATCGCATCCTTGCGATGAACCCCATTCCTTTGCGTATTGCATCATGACCATCAGTTCGTCCATGTCGCCAGCCGCAAGCCAGCAATTCAGGGTCTTTTTGCGGGGAAAAACGACGATCTCAGTCACGCCGACGGACGCTGAACCTGGCCAAAACTGCGCCCTGCCCGTGGCCACCAGATCGACCACATCCTCAAAAGTGTGCGTCCCGCCGCCGTATTCTAACGCCGCCTCAATCATCTCACGATAGTCGTGAATGTTCGGCGTCATTGCTGCACCCTGTTGATAGCAATCGTCACCGAAGGCGATCCGGGCGCGTAGGCTGTTGACGCGTGCGCTTCCAAAAAGCCGCTGGTGCTGGTCGTCGCCCACATGACATTCAGCACGTCACCCGCCGCCATGTTGAAGATCGCCGTCCGCGCGACGACGATGGTTGCGCCGTTGTTGTGCAGGCTGGCCACGATGGTCGAACCAGTCACATCAGACCCGTTAATGCGCGGCCAAAAGCGAAACTCAATGGTGCTGGCAGAACTGCTGGCAATCTGCGCGGTGAAGGCAATGGAATACAGCCCAGCCTCGACGAAGGTGATCTCGGTCAGCGGCGATCCCGTCAGCGTGATGCCCTGCGATGACACGTTGTCCAAAGCAATCTTGTAAGCCGTGTTGGCCGCCGCCGCGGTGATGCCCGCGTCTTGGCTGAAAATCGCATAGCCATCGGCCAAGATAATCTGCCGGAACACGCCGCCCTTGGATACAACGGGATAGCCGTTGACACGATCCCACAGGATAATGCCATCCTCGGTGGCAGACGAGGTGGCTTCCTTGGACGCAAGTTGCGACAGCGCCTTGGCGAGGTATCGCCGCAAGTCTTCTGCCCAAACCTGCCAACGCTCACCGATGACGGGCGGAGACTTCACCGCAAGCCCCCCGGCTTCATGTCAAGGCGCGGGATGCCGATCCGCCAGTCAGCGGCTGTGCCGTTGATCCGCATCCGAACCTGCCTTCCCGTGAACCGCACATCGGTCGGGTTGGCCATGCTATACGGGCCATAGCTGCGCTCGGTGTCGTTGGGATGGAACCGCGTCTTGAACGTTGCCGTAACTTGGCCCTGCGTTTTTTCATCCGGGATCAGCATCGTGCAGACAGCCACGTTATCACCCGCGCCGATCTCAATGGGACCGCTTTCCGCGTAGATGCTGGCCCCGCCGTAAGCCGTCCCGGTTTCGTGGTCGTATGCCTGACCCGTCGCATCCAGCCAAATCGGTGTCGCAAACACGCCGCGATCCACACCCGCCGTGCGGGACAGCGAACCCAACGACCAGTGGCGCTCTTGGTAGTTAAACGACACGTAGAGGTCGCATTCCGTCGATCCAGAGGACGGGTAGAACCACCAGATTTCCGAGTTTTGCGCGTTTGAGACGGCCCAAATCTGGGAGCGGTAGGTGTTGTTCAGGTTAGTGAACACGTAGTCCACGACTTCGCTGGGAACTTCCTGCACAGTGCCGCCAGCGTAAACGAAGAACGACCCGTTCCCCATCCAGAACACGCCTTGATCGACCACGGCAGCAGCCTTGCGGGAGATGACGCCGCAGGCAGAGCCAACGCGCTCGAAGCCGTAGACGAAAGGCGGCCCCTGATACGTCGCCGTGTGGGCATCGATGTCGGTCAGGATCAGCGTCTGACCGCGCGTGCGGACCGCTTGCATGATCTGGCCGCTGGTCTGCAATTCCAGATCGCCCGCTTCGTTGGTAGCGGCAGGCGTCCACAGTTCACGGTCTTCTCGGTCAGACCACTGCACTTTGCGGGGGTTTCCGCCTGCTCCGAGGGCGAACAGAAACCGCTCCTCGGTGACGATCAGGCCAAGGTTGCCAGTGGGCGCATTGGGGATGACAACACCGTTGTTTAGGACATCCAAGTCCCACGCATACAAGTCGCCGTCCGCGTTGGAGCAGGCCACCAGTTCTTCGCCCCAGTTGTCCAAGGACCAAGTGGTCGCGTCTGCAAAGCTGCTAGTGTCAGATCGAGGCGTCCCATATGCACCGACGCCGTAAAAACCGCCGCCATAGCCAAGGTTTTGGGCGGCTGTCGCGTTGCCAGTGGTCAAGCCCGCAGGCGTAATGTCTGTGATTGTCCCAGACTGCGAGACGGCATACAACTTGTCCCACATGCCGACAGCTAGGTAACGGTTGTTGCTCAAATCACGCCAAGCGTGCATCCCGCGCGGAATGGCGTCATTGAGGTCGAACCGCGCTTCCCAACCGCCGACAGGCCGCATCGTGCCGTCCGCCCAGCGCACCAAGGACGTATCACGCCAGCGACCCGCAGACTGCATGTCAGTGCCGTTGCGGAAGACACCAGGCGGAAGCTGAAGCGGGACGAGCGGCATGTGTCAGACCTGCGCGTAGATGCGGAAGAACGTGTCAATTTCTTCTGCGGTCTTGCCCGCCGCAGTCCCCATGCTGGCCACCAGCGGGTCATTGCGAAGCACCTCAGACGGGCGCAGGGCGCGGGCCTTGGCAGCAAAACGCTGATCTGCGGGCAGGCTGTCGATGACGAGCAGAACCGCATTCGGCAGCGTGCCTGCCAGCCATGCGTTGCCCTCTGCCTCACTGATCCAAGCCTCAGTGACGAGGCCGATCATGAGTTGGGCGAAAGACAGGCGCATGGCTGCGCGCTCGGCGGCCAAGATTTCTTCAGGCGTCGGCGCGGGAGGAGGCGGGATCAGTTCGAGGCTGTATTCGCCGTCCGACCAGCCGTCTTCCGCAGGGGAGATGCTCCGACCGTCAGGCAGGTTAAACCAGCCACCTTCAGCGACGGCGAACAGGATGGTTCCGTTCTGTTTCAGGTTCAGCATCGTCATCTCCATGCGGCAAACAGATATCTGGTAGTAGAACCAGGCGTGTAAGTGACAGGGCCGCGCGCCGTTGGACTTTGCAAGAAGTTATTGTATGTCCCAGCATCAAGCCCAGTAGCCACCACGCTAGGCGCCGCCCCTGAACTAACAGTCAGCGTAGATGTTCCTTCAAAAAGTCCACCAGTAGCCATGTTTGTCGATGTCATAGCTGACCAAGAAGAGACAGGGGAAGCTGAAGCCGCCGACATGACAATGGCTGGGGTGGAACTAGTGTAGCCAGACAATTCATAGGCACGCCAGACAGAACGCCCGTATGTCCCAGACTGCGTTCCGGTCAGCGTCAACGATGATCCTGACGTGCTAACTGGTGTCGTGAAAATATAATATCCATCAACTTGAGCAGCGTTTGTTGGCGTCACCCCCCCAATGGTGATAGTCGCCACACGCCCGCCTACGTTGCCAATCTGGAAGAACACAACCAGCAAGCGCGCCGCTGTAGTGGCTGTAAGGGTGATAGTGCCCCCTACAAAGCTGTCACTTGCAGATGCAGCAGCGCCAACCTGCGCGCTCCATACTGGCGCAGTCCGTATATACCCGCTTGTGCTTGGCATAAGCGGAAACGTCATTGCAGGGCCTGCACGTTTGCCGAAATGAAGCCATTGCACTTGGTGATGAACACGAAGAAGTCGTGACCGTTCGTCGTGGTGAAGGCGTCCCCAGTTGATCGGCTGAACCCGGACAAGGTGACAGCGCCAGCGGACGCGTTATTCGTGATCTGAACGATGATCGTGTAGTCGCCACTCGCGCTGGGTGCCGCAAGCGTGAACGCACCGCCGTTGATAATCCGCTTGAAGTTCCCGCCAACGGGCGTGGGAGTGTAAGTGCCAGTGGAGAGCGTGCCGTCGTCGTCGGCAGTGGCGGTGACGGAAACAGTCCCGATGGTGCCTTCGAATGCCACAGTCGGGTTGCCAGATGCACCGTCGCCATTTGTCACGGTAATCCCGGTGCCAGCCGTCACGGTGCGCGCAGCAGCCGTCCCCGCGCCCGTGCGGGCCACAAGTCCGTTAGACGACAGCCCAGCAATGGCAGTGAGATCAGCATCCAGAGCCTGCTTGGCGTCAAGTTGCGTCTGGATCGCGCTCGTCACACCGTCAATGTAGTTAATCTCAGCCGCAGTCGCCGTAATGGCAGTGCCGCCGACCTTCCACAGCCCTTCAGACAGGTTCGGCTTGATCGCCGTCGTGCCGTCCAGCAGGTCGTCCAGCTTGTCGGCATTGTCGTTGAGGGCTGACCCCCATGCGTTATCGTCACCGCCGACGGTGGGCTTGTTGAGAGCGAAGGTTGTCGTCGTCGTTCCCATTATCGCATCCTCATCCGCAGCGGAGAGCCAAATCGAGCCGCGTTGCTTTCATCTTCGATCTCGGTCATCGACTGGGCAAGCAGGCCAGCCCACACCGCGATCCGCGCGTCGTCCTTTAGGTATGGCGCAGTATGCACCAGAGAGCCGTAAAGGTAAACGTCGGGGTGGTTTGTCAGCAGCCAGTTGGTATCCCCGTCAGCTGACAGCGCCGTGATCTTGGCGTAATACGTGATTTCGCCCGTGTAGGACGTGCTGGGCGTCGGGAACAACTCAATGTCCGTGCCGTTATGGGCAAAGTATCCCGGCGCGTCGGTATTGTTGTCAGTGGCCGTGCGATACCGCGTCAAGTCGTCCATGCTGATCTGCGTCAGAACGCGGATCGGGTTCGCGTCCATCGTGATGCGGATGGTCTCCAGCCAATCGGCTGGCAGCGCCTCGAACTGCGTGTTGATCGTCAGGCTTCCCCGCGTGATCTGGCGGTGTGAGCGGAGCCTGCGGTTGAACTGCGCGTGGGCCAGCGTGACGAACTGCGGGATGACCGAGGTCAAATCCTGTCTGTTAAGCGTGTCTGCGATGGCCGTCTTCAGCGTGCCGTAGTTGGTGATGGTCATGGGTTCACCACTTTACCTTGTTTGCCCAGAACGCCGCGCTCATCTTGCCCTTGGCAATGTTTTGCGCGTGACGGGCTTTGAATGCCTCGTTCCGTTTGGAGCCATCCGGCGAACCCTTGACGCCTTGCTGCCCGAAGCGGATCGTCTTCGTCTGGTCGCCTGACTTGGCCACGACAACATGGCTTTTCGTGGGGTGGTCAGGCGTCCGCTTGGGCTTATTATAACCCGAAACACCCGCTCTTGCTAGCTTCGGGTCTTTCGCCATCACTTAGCCTTCTTCGCCGTCTTTGCCGATGCCTTGAACGCAGCAGCCGTGGGCGCACCCTTGTCACCAGGCTTCCGCATCTTCTCGCCCGATCCGGCCTTGATGCGGGCGCGTTTGGCGTTCAAATTGGCATAAAGACCCTTGGCCATTACTTCTTGCCCTTCATCATGCAGCGGCCCATAGCCTTGCACTTGGCGGGGTTCGGGCAGCCCTTGCAGGGCGTGAACTTGACGGTCTTTTTCATTTCTTCTTTGCCTTTCCAGCTTGGCTGAGAGCGATTGCGATGGCTTGCTTGCGCGACTTGACGACGGGTGCCTTCTTCGGCCCAGCAGGATCGACGCCGCCGTGGAGCGTGCCGCGCTTATATTCGCCCATCACCTTGGCGACCTTAGCATCGGCTTTGCTGGGTTTTTTCATTGTGGGCCTCCCAAAAGACCGCTGGTTTGCGGCTGTTGCTGTTGCTGCATCGCCTGCACCACGTCGGCTTGGCTTATGCCAAGCAACGTCGCTGCGCCAGCAATACCATACTTGCGGACGATTTCGATCAGGTTTTCGTCGAAGACGACGTAGTTGCGTGAGCCGTCGCCCGCGCCGCGCGATCCGGCGTCTAGGTAGCGGATGCCGGGGATACCTGCTTCACGAAGCTGCTGCGAAAGTGCAATGTTATCCGCAGCCCCCATTAGGCTGTAGCTGTCGCCTGATGCCGTCGCAAGGTTTCTTCCGAATGTCGATGTAAGGAAATCCTCATTCAAGTCGCTGGAGAACAGAGCGCCACGCTTTTCTGCACTGGCGGCTGCGGCCTCCGCCTCTCTGATCCTAGCGTCGAGTTCGCCCAGTTTTGCCCACCCTTCGCTCCATCCATCATCGGCAAAAAACGCGTCAAAGTCAGTTGCATCGCTTGGCGTCGGGGCTTGGGCTGCCAACGCGTCACGCTCCGCCCTTAGCCTTGCCACTTCATCGCGATATTGCCCACCATATCCTTGCAGACGTTGCAAAACTTGCGGCTGCTCACTCAGCGGCTTATCCCAGTCGAGGAAGTCTTCCGGGTTCGCGTTGATGTTGACTTCATACATGCTGCCTCTGTTCAACTTGAAGTCAGCAGGATTTAGCTGCTCAATTTCGGCTGCAATATTCTCAAATGATGCAGCAAGTCGCGCATTTGCTTCCTTGACAGCTTGTGGCTGTCCATCAAGCGCCGCCAGTATCTGCTGTGCTTGATAACGGAATTTGTTTGCTTCAGATGCTATGACATTCGCAGGGTTTGAGTTTGGACCCATTGCGTCCGCAACCTTCTTTGCGGCAAGGTTCGTATCAGCACTTGGATAGCCGCCACCGCGATAATCGACAGGCGTCGTTAGTGCATCCCGATACCCGCGCGCGACCCCCTCATTCTCCGCGAAATACAGCCCATGACCGTAGGCCTGCGCGCCTTCGCCCGTGCCGATCTTGGACATGCTGAACTTGTCGAAGTCATGCGGGGAGCCGTGGAAGACGCGGAAGCCGGGAACGCTCACTCCGCCGAAGTCGTCGACGAGGTAATCCCGCACCGCTGCCATCTGCGGCGATGCTGATGCGCCCAGCAAGGCTTCCTCAACAGCCTGCACCGCAGGCATGCCGACAACGCGCCCAGCGGCGGCTGGGGCCAGCACGCCAGCCATGTTCGACGCCATGCGGCCACCAGCGGCCAGACGGTCCATCAGCGCCACGTCAGGCGCGAAGACGGTCTGCGCGTCCTGTCCGGCGCGCTCCATGCTGACGACTGGGTTAGCCTCGGCCAGCAAGCCAAGCTGCGGGCGCAGTTCCGGCGGGATGAATTGGGTCAGCAGCCCTTCGAGGGCGGCGCGGCGTTCCTGCCCACGGGCGCGCGAGAAGAAGTCAAACAGACCTTCGGCCATTCTGTCCCCCAAGTTCTGAGGGACTGTAGCACACTAGAGGACGCCTTTCAAACCACGCCGCAAGGGCTGGCCCCATTCGTCCTGCGAACCCATCCCGGCCTTGAACACAGCGATCAGGCCGAAGGCATCGGCCCCGTGCGAGGCGAAGTCATGCTCTGGGCCAAGCCCGATGCCGCGCGCCTCGTCACGCTTTTCGTGATACCAGCCCAGAGCATCGCGTCCGCCCTGCGTTGTCTCCTCGTTGAAGCGCATCGACGGAAACAAGCGGCGGGCGGCATCGATCCGCTGCAATGCGGCACCAGCGCCTTGGTTCTTCACGACTTCGACCTGAAAGCCAACCTCGGTCAGATAGCCCATCGGCGTGACGGCGTAGACCTGATCGTGCTTGCGTCCGTCATGCGGCAGGACGCAGATGCAGTTCTCGTATCCGTTAGCGCGCATCCAGTTGACGTGCGCCTCAAAGGGCTGGCCAACGGCTTCGTAATAGTCCAGCACACGCACTTCAGCGCCGACAAACTGCGCGATCCAGATCGACGTGGCGTCGGACCTAGACGATGTGCCGCCGATGTCCCAGAACGAATAGACCTTCATCAGCGGGTCTCGCGGCACGAAGCCAATGCGGCCCTGAAGCTGTGCGTCGGTCAGGTGGCGGGCGTAATATGCGCCTTCAAGGACAGTCGCGTATTCGCCCTCCCAGATGTGGCCATATCGCTCCGGCTGGTTGGCGAGGCAGTCCTTGCGTTCCTGCTCCAGAACATCGGGGAACCACGGGTTATCCGACCAGTTGGCGCGCACGACCTTGGAGCCGGATGGCAGGTGCGGGCTGCGGAGAAGCTGATCGATGGGATCTGTCGGGCGCGATGGGTTCCAGCTAAACCAGAGTTCCGAGTTTGCCGCGCGGATCGTTGGGCGCAGAAGCGATAGGGAACGGTCGGACAGCGATTGCGCCTCTTCGACCCACGCTCGGTCAAAGCCTTCCAGCGACTTCACGCTGTCTGCGGTGTGATCCTGCATCCCTTGGAAGATGATGAGGCCATCGCCTGGGGTTTCGATGACTTCGCGGAATACCTTGAAGCCCTGGGCTTCACCGAGGTTGCAGGCTTGCAGCGTGTCTTCAATCAGCTTCTTGGCGGACTGCTTGAGTGACTTCTGCACTTCGCGGATACAGACGCTGCGATGGCCTTGGAAGCGCAGATGCTCTTCAACGAGCAAGCCAGCGAAGAAGCGCGATTTGCCTGAGCCTCGCCCGCCCCACGCGCCCTTGTATCGGGCTGGTTCGAGGAGCGGCATGAAGGCTGCGGCTGTTGGTATGCGTAGGCTATTCTTTGCCATCAGGCTTTGCCTGCACGATGACCCGCTCAATCACCTGCGGCGTCATCGACCCGTCGCTGGATGTGTGATCCGCCTTGACGGTATCATTCCAGTCGGAGCGGAAGCGGTTTTTCATCTGGAAAATATAGCTTGTCGCGTTGAAGCCATCGATGCCGCCGAAGGTTGCGAGGCGGCCCTGATCTTCCCACCAGGCTTGGGATTTTCGCAGACCTTCCTTTATGGCGTCGGAAAAATCTGGGTAAGTCTTCATCCACTCGTTCAGAGTTTCGCGGTGGATGTCGAGATCGTCAGCCATGCCGACGAGGGTTTTTCCGATCCGTCCGCTTTCGATCACGGTATTGCACATTGACGGATCGTATTTTGTTGGCCTGCCTCTTGGCATAGCAATCCTCTGTCGGTTCCCGGTGCAGATTGTCTTGTCGCTGGTGATCATACACCTTCCGCGACCCAAAGAGAAGCCCAGCCGATTTCACCCACCCAAAGAGAAGCCCAGCCGAGGGAGGGTCGGCTGGGCCATTTACGGACAGGCGTGTCCAGCAGGGAGGTAGTGCGGGAAGCATACCACGTTATGTGCGGCTGTTCATCTTGTTTTTCTAAACCTGAGTGCCATCAGGATGGCTGCCGCGACAATTGTCATCCACAGCTTTCCGACGATCTGACCAGCGATGAAGTCGAGCGAACCGAATGCCAGCCACAGGAAGACCGCGCTATCCACGGCGGCACCGACCAAACCAGAGGCAACGACAGCCAGCACCAGCCGATTGCGCTGAAGCGGAGCATAAACCGCAAGGTCTGCAAGTTCGGACAAGATGAAGGCTGCAATAGAAGCAATCACCAGAGCAGGCGGGGAGAACTGGAACGACAAGGCGGCACCAACTGCAATTGCGGCCAAGGCCCATTGCCAGCCGAGAAGACGATGAACGGCATCCCGCAGGACTAGTGCGACCCCGATCATAAGCACGCCAGACGGGGCCATTAGGCCAAAGCCTACGGGGATCAGACAAGGGCCGTTGGGGATACACTCCCCGACATTTCCAATCATCCAGTTTGCGGCTGGAATAGTAGCCGCGTAGGCGGCGAGGGCGATATATCCGATCATACTGCGAGGTCCATCTGTTGAGGTCTGATTTCCCAGCGTGCTGGGCATTGCGCGCCATCCCAGCGGTCGGCCATTTTTCGTGGCGTCTGATGCTGGAGATGGTGGTTGCGGGCGATATCGGTGCTGTCCACCGATGCGAAGGGATATTGCTTTCCGGACAACTGCATTCCTCGAAGCATGTGAAGCCAAGGCATCCTCTTGTGACGCGCAGACAACTCGTTGAACGCTTCATCCATCCGGCGGCACCATGCAGGCGACAGGACCGTGGCGTATTCTGCCGTTGATCCCACGCAGACACGGGGCCACTCGTCACAAAGGCGCAGAAGCCTGTGGATGGGTTCGTCCATGTGCCAGACGGGCGCGCCCTTGTGACCATGTGGCCACTCACGCAAAAGCGCGTCTTGTTCCTGCGTTCCAGCGTCGATCACGTCTGGGATGACGGCCCACGTTGTCGGGAAATCAAGCCACTGATCGCACCACTGATAGTAGGCGCTCCAGTTGGTCTGCTTCCCAGATTTCCAAGCTGAGAACGCGCCGTTGTCCAGCATTACGGATTGTCCGATGCTGTGAACACGCGCCACGTCTTGAGGTGCGGCGTGAGACACGCAGAAGCATCGCCCTGCCAGTTCCATTATGGCTGAGATTGGCGTTATTGGGGTGCCGTGATAATGCATCATCGCTTTACCGCCAAATACGAAAACATCCCCGGCCCAGCGCGTTTGCAGAACAGGAACACGCGGGCTTGCGCCTCGGCTTGCGCTGCGTCTTTGCGGTGCGGCCCAGAGCAGCTTTTGCCGACGCTGTAGACGATCCTGTCCCCCTTCTCCGCCTCTGCCAGCGCAGCCCAGAACTCACCCTGTTTGCGGTCGCTGATGTCGATGGTGGTCATTCGGTTTCTCCTTTTGAAGTTTGCACATTACTCACGAACCTACACCGACGCGATAACTTGTAACCCATTGGCCTGTAAGGCTTTTCTAAGGAAGTTACACATTAAATACTATACTATACTACTACCGTAGACCGTAGACCCCCTATAGGGGCCTTCTCTATGGCACCCCCTATGGGTATATCTATGCCTCTTACGACCGAATCCGTGTAAACATGAATAAATTAACAAAATCAAAAGGTTACGCGATAAAACACAGCAAAAACAACGTGCAAACTGCGTAAACATCGCATCACCCATCACGCCAGCACCCACACGTCCGGGATTTTGCCCTTCCACGCCTTCTTTCCAGCCTCGCGGCGGATCATGCCTGCGTTGAGCATCTTCATCAGGATCGGCTCTATCACTTCCGGCTTCATCCGCATCCTGTTCGCCAGCACCTTGGTTGATGCGCCCTTCTCGGGGTCGATGTAGTTGATCACCCGCGCGGCGATGGCTTCCTCTGGGCGATCCTTGGAGTTGTCGTTGGCAAAGACCAGCTTGATCTTGGCGTCCAGTTCGGCGCGGACATAGGCGAAGGCCCAACGCACATGCTCGGCGGTTCTCTGTGCCGTCGGGATGGCAAGGATAAAGCTGATCTTGGCGATCAACTCATAAGCCCGCCGGATCATCGCCACGGACGCCTCGCCAGTGTTCTCGCCCATCTCCTCGGCATAAGCGTGCAGCCATTTGGAAACCTTGCGGAGCATTTCGCTGGCGTCGTCGTCGGTCTTCACAGGCTCACGGTCGCCTGAATATTCCACGCGACCCGATCCCGATGTCATGATGTCGAAGTTGCCGCCGTGGAAAATCTGCGCCAGCTTCATGGCGAGGTTCTCAGGCATCGGGCGCTTGCGGAAGCCTTCCCGCTCTTCCGGGTTGTTATCCGTCTCAGCCACGATAATGGCGCGGCCCACGAAGCCCTGAGTGGCTGTCTCTCCGTCCATGATCTGATCGAAGGTTCCCGGCGTGGTAAATCCCACCACCGACAGAAACGGGCGATCAAGCCCCTCATCCACCATTCGCAGCATACGCTGGGCGCGGGCGATTAGATCATCGCGGCCATCATCCTCAGCCTTCGACAGCATGGCGCCGAACAGCTTGCGAAGTTCGCGCTTGGTATCGCCCTGCAAAAGCATTCGGCTGTTCGCCTTCGAATAACCCGACATGATCGCGCCGAACACGCTTTCAAGGTAAGCCGCGCCACCGCGCCGCTGGGCGTTGCGAACCTTGATCAGAAAAATCCCGATTTCGTCGATGATGTAATACGCCGCCTGATGCTCAATCAGGTTCCGCATGATCTCCTGCTCGGACTTGATCCCTCCTTGCAGCGCGTAATGCACACCAGCGGCGATGTGCAGGTCCGTGAGCGCCTGCATGACCGCCTCCTTGCCAGTGGCCGACGCAGCCACGGCAAAGGCCAGCAGGTTCGCTGTAACGCCGTCACGCATGTCCTCATGGCGCAGGCCACCGATGTTGCCTATGGCCGCCAGGGCAGACGCCACGGCCAGCCTGCGGCGCGGGTAACGGCATTGACTGTCGATCCACGCGGCGACATCCCCAACGAAGCCTGGGGGCGTCAGAAGATCGATGCCATCAAGCGAGAAGGGCGGGGGAAAGCGGTCGTTGCGTTCTGGGGCTTCTGGCGCGGGCGGAGCGAAGTCTTCGGCGCTAAATTCATCCTGAGAATAAGCCTGCGAGGATTGCCCGAACTTGGCCCCGTTATAGCCAGCTTCGAAATCTGAAAAGTCGTCGGCGCTCATTTTTCCCTGCCTTCTGTTTGTTTTGCCGCCCAAGCGGTGAAAGCCTTTTGCTCCTCCGGCGACATCCGCCGAAATAGCGCGCCAGCTAGGCGCTTTATCTGCCGCGATGCAAACAGCGCATACCCGCCGCTCATGCCGCCGAGGCGGTCAACGGCGGCCAAGGCATAGCATTCCAACTCGCCGGGGTGCGCGGTCTCCACCCAGAAGCGGGCATCTTCGCGGGCGTTGCCATCGACCAGCGACAGCATCGGCATTCCCGCCCCGTTCATTTGCAGCCAATCGTAACACGCCCAGCCGACAGCCTCAGGATCGTGGCTGGCCCACGCATCCAACTCATGGATGGCCCTCGTGGCAATGTGCGATGCGCGCCACGCAGCGAAATCGCCGTCCATTACCGACCAATCCTGTCCCACTGGTTATCAAAATATTCCGACAGCGCCTCTAAGGTGCGAAGCGTCGGGTTTTCGTTGCGGCCATCGCGGATCGACGCCAGCGTGTTTCGATGAACGCCCGTCTTCCTTGACACAACATCCAGCTTTCGGTCCTCCAAGCACCACCGTATTTGGACCAGGGTCATCATTCGCAAATCCTCCGTTTTGTGCGTTATCGCCCTCTTGACATACGGCGGCGCACAATGCAATGTCAAGTCACCGGGTTGAGAGCCTGTCCCGGTCAGGCGCGGCACAAGGTGCCAAATATGAAAGGAAGCCTTCCATGTCCATCATGGAACTAGCCCGCAAGCCGGTTGATCGGCCTGTGATCGTGACTGTGTGCGGCGATGCCGGACGCGGTAAAACCAGCCTAGCGGCTGCGTTTCCAAAGCCGATCTTCATCCGCGCAGAGGATGGGATGCAGGCCATTCCCGCAGACAAACGCCCTGATGCGTTTCCGCTGCTGCAAAACGCCACGCAGCTTTGGGAGCAAATCACGGCGGTGATCCACGAACCGCACGACTACCAAACGCTGGTGATCGACAGCGTGACCGCGCTGGAGCGGCTGTTCGTGGCCGATGTGCTGGCGCAAGACCCGAAGGCCAAGAGCATCAACCAAGCCCTCGGCGGATACGGCGCTGGCACGGCTGCGGTGTCTGCAATGCACCAGCGTGTCCGCAAGGGCGCGGGGCTGGCAAACGAAAAGCGCGGGATGCATGTGGTCTTCGTAGCCCACGCAGACGTTGAGACGCTGAAACTGCCGGACGTTGACGATTACATGCGCTGGACGCTGCGCCTGCCACCGAAGTCGCAGCCGCCTTACACCGACGACGTGGATGTGGTCGGGTTCCTGCGCCTTGTGACCTACACCAAAGGCGAAGACGGCGACCGCAAGAAGGCGATCAGCACGGGCGACTTGGAAATGGTCGTCCACGCAACGGCGGCCAACGTCTCGAAGAACCGCTACGGCATCACCGAACCGCTGGACTACCGCCTCGGTGAAAACCCGCTGGCAAAAGTCATCCCGTCGCTTGGCGGGGCTAAACCTCAAACCGCAGAACAGGAGTAATTAACATGGGTTTTTGGGATCTTTCCGACGGCCAGAACGCCGCCAACACTGGCACCGAATACGAGGTGCCGTCCGGCAATATGGACCCGATCCCGGCTGGGTCGTCCGTGCTTGCTATGATCGATGAGTGCAAGTGGGAGATGAAGCAGACGGGCGAGGAGTTCATCTCCGCGCGCTGGACGGTGCTTGCGCCTGAGCAATACAAAAACCGCAAGGTTTTCCACAAGATGTGGGTTTTAGACTTGGACCCCAGCGCCAAGGACGAAGCCGCAGGCCTGAAAAAGCGTGACAATGCGCGCAAGATGCTTTCGGCCATCGACGCAAACGCGGGCGGAAAGCTGACCGCAAAACCTGGGCGGCCCACGAATGACGATCTGATGCACCTGACCAACAAGCCGATGGTCTGCACCATGATGGAATGGGAAATGCCGGACACACGCAATGGCGGCACGATGCGCGGCAACTGGGTTTCGGCAGTGGCGTCCAAGGGCAACAAGGACATCCACATTGCGGACGCAAAACCGCGAGCGGCTGGAAGCAACGCAGCACGGCGCGATGACTTCAGCGCACCCGCTGGGAACGCACCCGCCGGGGGATATAGCAAGCCCGCGATGATGGATGACGACGTGCCGTTTGCCCCGGTCTGGTTGATCTAAGCCGGGACAAGTTGCCAGCGCCACGAAGGTGGAGAGCCGATTACCCTGAGCATTCAGAGGCGCGGCGCTGGCAACACCATCAAAACACACAGGAGAGCAGAATGGAACAGCGGACAGAAGAATGGCACGCAGCCCGCAAGGGGCGGATCACAGCGTCGTCAGTGGGCGCAATCCTTGGCAATGCGCCATATGCCACACGCGCCGACGTGATGCGCCGCATGGTGCGGGAGTGGGTCGGCGCGCCGGAAGAATTTGAAGGCAACATTGCCACCGAATATGGGGTGAAAAACGAAGCTGGCGCGCTGACGGAATACGTCTTGGAAACTGGGCTGCGCGTTGAGCCGATTGGGTTTGTGACGCGCGAGGATTGGGCTGGGTGCAGCCCTGACGGGTTGATTGGCGAAGCTGGCGGGCTGGAAATTAAATGCCCCTTCGGGCTTCGCAAGGGAGATGCGCCTGCATTCAAGTCGCTGGCAGATCAGCCGCACTATTACGATCAGGTGCAGTTTTCGCTGTGGGTCACTGATCGATCTTGGTGGCATTTTTACCAGTGGTCGCCGCGCGGCACTGCGATGGAAAAGGTGATGCGAGACTATGAGTGGGCTGCGATCAACCTGCCCAAACTGCGCCAATTCTACGCGGAATATCTGGCCGAGCGGGAAGACCCAGCAATCCACTTGGAGCCGAAGCGCCCGGTCATCGACACGCCGGAAGCGCACCGCATCGCTGCGGAATACGACCAGATTTGCGATGCAATCGACCGCGCAGAGGAACGCAAGAAGGAATTGCTGGCCGATATGGTCCGCATTTCTGGGGGCAAAGATGTCATCTTTGCAGGGCGCAAGCTGACCAAGATCGAAAAGGCCGGGGCGATTTCCTACGCCAAGGCGATTAAGGCGCTGATGCCGGATGCAGACTTGGAAAAATGGCGCGGTAAAGCGTCCAGTTATTGGGTGGTCAAATGACCCTGCGCCCGTATCAACAGGACGCCGCAGATGCTGCGATAGAGTGGATGAAGCGCAGTGCAGCGCCGTTCATCATCGACGCGGCGACGGGCGCGGGCAAGTCGCATATAATCGCAGAGACCGCCCGCGTGATCCACGACATGACTGGCAAGCGGGTGCTGTGCCTCGCGCCTAGCGCGGAGTTGGTGATGCAGAACCGGGAGAAGTTCCTGGCCACGGGAAACAAGGCCAGCACGTTCTCGGCCAGCGCAGGGGCAAAGGAACTGCGTCATCCGGTGGTGTTCGGGTCTCCGCTGACGGTTAAGAACAAGATCAGCCGCTTTCAGCAGGAAGGGCCGAGCGGCTACGCTATGGTAATTCTTGACGAAGCGCACGGCATCACGCCGACGGTGCGGAGCATCATTGACGCCATGCGGAAGGCAAACCCAAACCTGCGCGTCTGCGGGCTGACCGCCACGCCGTATAGGCTGGGATCGGGATGGATATTCTCAGAACACGATAACGGGCGCGTGAATGGCGAGGACACTGCGCGCGATCCGTATTTTGCCAAGTGCGTCTATAAAATAGACGCGCGCACGCTCATTGGCATGGGGTATCTGACACCGCCCATCATAGGGTCGATTAACGCAAGCGGATACGACACCAGCGGCCTTGCGCTAAACAGCAGGGGCCAGTTCGACCTAGACGCAGTGGATCGCGCCTATCACGGCCACGGGCGCAAGACGGCGGCCATCGTGGGCGATGTTGTGGCGCAATCTGCAAATCGAAAGGGCGTCATGTTCTTCGCGGCGACGGTGAAGCACGCGCACGAAATCATGGCTAGCCTGCCGCCTGAACTGTCCGAGGTCGTTACAGGCAACACGCCAAAGGCCAAGCGCGACAGCATCCTGAAGCGGTTCAAGGCGCAGCAGATCAAGTATCTGGTCAACGTGTCGGTGCTGACCACGGGCTTCGATGCCAGCCATGTGGATGTGATCGCCATCCTGCGTAAGACGGAAAGCGTTGGGCTGCTTCAGCAGATCATTGGGCGCGGGCTGAGATTGCATGAAGGCAAGACTGACTGCCTTGTTCTGGACTACACCACAAACCTTGAAGACCACTGCCCAGATGGCGATCTGTTTGCGCCAGTAGTGAAAGCCGGAAAGGGCGGCGGTGGCGAAGGCGGCATGACTTGCGAATGCCCAGCGTGCGGATATGAAAACGAATTCACGGCTAATCCGCAGTATCTAGATTACCAGCGTGATGCGGCTGGGTATGCGGTAGATCTTGACGGCCAGCAGGTGATGTCTGACTTCGGCCCGATCCCCGTGCATTTCGGTCGGCGCTGCTTTGGGCGTGTGCAGACAGGGCGGCGCGGAGAATATGAGCGGTGCAGCTATCGATGGACATTCAAGGAATGCCCGCACTGCCAATCCGAAAACGACATTGCAGCGCGGTATTGCACCGCCTGCAAGGGGGAAATCGTTGACCCGAATGAGAAGCTGCGCGCGGACTTCAAGGCCCTGAAACGTGACCCAACGCGCTGGCAGACGGATCGCGTTGTGAGCATGTCGGCATCGCCCAACATCAGCCGCAGCGGGAACAAGACCCTGCGCGTTGAGTGGGTGACGCCTTACAGGCAGTTTACGACGTGGGTGATGCCAGAGGCATCGAACTTGCGCGGGCAGGCGTCTTGGGCTGCGTTTGATGGGGCCACGCAATGCGGAACCGTTGCGCCAAACACCATCACATATCGCAAGGACGTGGAAAGCGGCTTCTTTGAGATCCGCGCGTATAACAGGCCGGAGGACATTGAGCCGGAGGCCCCAAGCATCGAGGACAAGAAGACATATGCGGCTCAGTGATTTTCAGGACATCGCCAAAGATGGCGTGCTGACGTTTGGCGACTTGTCATTTCGCGGCAAGTGTCCGCCGGAGGAGCAGGAGCAAATCACGTTCTTCGGTCGGCTTAGGCGCATACACCCAGACACATGGGGCCGAATAGCATTGCACCCACGCAATGAAGGGCTGCGCGTTGGCGGGCAGTTTGGCGCGGTGTCTAAGCACAAAGCGGAGGGAATGACGCCAGGTGCTGCTGACATCATCATCCCGGCGCGGGTCGCGTTTGTCTGCGAATTGAAACGGCGCGATCCGACGATTGGCAAATGGCAGGACGGGCAGCGTGAGTATCTTGCTGCATCTGCTAAGGCTGGCGCATTTGCCTGCGTGGCGCTTGGCTGTGACGCGGCGTGGCAGGCGTTTGAAGCGTGGCTGGCGGCCAGCGACCTAGCCTAGCTTGCGGCCATATATGGCTTCTAATTCCGTAAGCCTGCGTTGGATAGCGGCCTTGGCTTCATCATCAAGCCGACCGTCTCGGTGCAGTTGCAGCATGTATCCTTTGAGTTCATCGACCCAAAGGATTGTTGCCACTTTCTCCGCGTGGCTTGGGTCTTGCCCGCGCGCCGAAACGCGCAGGCAGTGCCATTCAGGTTTTGTGCGGCTGAGGCTCACTCATGCTCCCCGCGTGCGTGGTCGATGGCGAAGCGGACAAAGCCCGGATGCGGTCCAGATTTCGGCGTGACCTGATACGAGGTGACAGGTCCCTGTGACGTGCGCCCAGAACCAAAGCGGTATTTGAATTGCGCTTCCATGTCGCCGCCGTGGGTTTCAACAAGGCCGTCGATGATGGCTT